ATGAGAAAAGTAGTAAAATTCGGGGGCAGTTCCCTTGCGAGCGCACAGCAGTTTGAAAAGGTCGCGGAAATCGTCCATGCAGAAGCATCCAGAAGATACGTTGTACCGAGCGCGCCGGGCAAACGGTTCCGTAAGGACACAAAGGTAACGGATATGCTGTATGGCTGTTACGCGCTGGCGGAGCAGGACGAAGATTTTTCTGAAAACCTGCACCAGATCGAGGAACGCTATCAGGAGATCATTGACGGTCTGTCCCTGACGTTGTCTCTGGAAGACGAGTTTGCTGTCATCGAAAAAAACTTCCGCGCTCATGCCGGAAAGGATTATGCGGCATCCCGCGGAGAGTATTTAAACGGTATTGTAATGGCGGCTTATTTGGGATATGAATTTGTCGATGCGGCACAGGTCGTATTTTTTAAGGAAAATGGCGAATTCGATGCAGTAAAGACCAACGAAGTACTGGGCGAACGCCTTCAGAACATGGAAAACGCGGTTGTGCCGGGCTTTTATGGCGCAAATCCGGACGGAAGCATTCGCACGTTCTCCAGAGGCGGCTCCGATATCACCGGTTCGATCGTTGCAAAGGCGGTTCATGCGGATGTTTACGAAAACTGGACGGACGTATCCGGCTTTCTGATCGCAGACCCGAATATCATCCCGAACCCGGAAAAGATTGAGACGATCACTTACAGAGAACTGCGCGAGCTTTCCTATATGGGCGCGTCCGTGCTGCATGAAGAGGCAATTTTCCCGGTCAGAAGCGAAGGTATCCCGATCAATATCCGCAACACCAACGAACCGGACAACAGTGGCACCTGGATTGTGGAGAGCACCTGCCAGAAGCCGAAATTTGTCATTACAGGTATTGCCGGCAAGAGAGGCTTTTGCTCAGTTAATATCGAAAAAGATATGATGAATTCCGAAATTGGGTTCGGCAGAAGAATTTTACAGGCTTTTGAAGATAATGGAATTTCGTTTGAGCATGTACCGTCAGGCATCGATACGATGACCGTATTTGTACATCAGGATGAATTTATGGATAAGGAACAGAACGTAGTCGCAGCGATCCATCGCCTTGCAAAGCCTGATATGATCGACATCGAGGGCGACCTTGCGCTGATCGCAGTCGTAGGCCGTGGCATGAGATCGACCAGAGGCACTGCGGGACGTATCTTCTCCGCACTCGCGCACGCTAATATTAACGTTAAGATGATCGACCAGGGCTCCAGCGAGTTAAACATCATCATCGGCGTGAGCGACGGGGATTTCGAAAACGCCATTCGCGCGATCTACAATATGTTCGTGCTGGTGCAGCTGTAAGGCTTGCCAATAAAATGGGAATACGAGGTCCTGTGCTTTGGGAGCACTCCCGCACAGGGCTTTTTTATCGTATAGGAAACTTTGTTTCTATACGATAAAAATACTCCGCGAGGATGCGCACTCGGCGCAGGGGTAGATGGTTGCTAAAGCAACCGCGCCCCGGCGCGAGAATGTGCCAAGGCACATTCTTTTTTTAGGGCAAGACCATGGACATCATGGTGACTGGATGGACAAACATCTTACCTTCGTTCCGGTTATGAAAAAAGCTTAAAATAATCTTAAAGTTTTGTATTATCGAGAAATACGTAAAAACAAACAAATGTGCCAAAACTGCTTGAATAATTGGGAAGTTTGACGTATCCGCAAATGTTCGTAAAATCGTATTCATGCTGGGTCGTTAGTGACAATTCGTGACAAATCAATTTTTTCTATTTCCTTTCGGAGGTCGTCAAGTTCTGGGTGAATATATTTATCTTCTGTAATGTCAGAAGAGAGGCTGTGCCCGATCAGTCTTTTCAGATAATTTTTATCAACTTTGAATTTGTCGCAGAGCGTTGCAAAAGTATCTCGGCAGTCGTGTGGCGTATGTTTTTCGATCCCAAGCTCTTCAAGTTTTTCATACATGTTAGAGCGATATTTTTCAATAGGTTGGAATAAAAGTTTCCCGTGGGTTTTTATTCGATTGTCCACCATGTCGAAAATAGCAGGGTGAATAGGTACGATTCTGTCTATCCCGTTTTTGGTTTTTATGCCGCCAAAAAAAGTGCGGTTTTCTAAATCAACTTTCATGCTCTTGTATGCTGATATGCGGAATCCTGAAAAACACATGATGAGTATAAATTCTATGGTAGGATCTTCTTTATGTTCCCAGAGAGTTTTTAGTTCTGCAGTCGTGAAAGGTACTCCGGATTCATCATCATCCTCTGTTTTGATCGTGACATATTCAGATACATTTCTCTCTGTTATATCAGAGAGCTTTGCGTATTTATACATTTTGTGATAAAGCGTGATAATGTGTTCTTTGCTGGCATGTTTTAAAGGGCATGAATCAACGACATCCTGCAGGTTATCATAGGTCAGTGTTCGGAATATTTGGTTGTGTAGACTGGAACAATTTTTATATGCAGCATTCAAATAATCGCGTCGAGTTTTGAGTTTCCGTATTTTGGTAACATCATTTTCGCGTTCTAATGGTTGACCAATTTCCCATTTGATGAATTTCTGGAAAACTTCCGAAAATGTCAGATCCGTTTGTGATTTCCGGGAGCTGATGCCATAGTTAAATGCGCTGATAATATCGAGGACGAAAGCATCAGTGATCTGTGAATCATCAAATTCGATTGCATCGCCTGGCTTGAAGTTTCCGCCTTTCCATGCAGACAGCACGCCGAAAGCCTTATACCAGTTATCGACATATGCCAGAGCTTTGGGCTGTACAGGGTTGCCGTTTAAGTCAAATTCTGTAACCGGCGGGTAAACAGCATATGGGTTTGTGCGGTTTCCGGAAAGCTTTTTGATGCTGCCGAAGCCGTTCGGTAATTTGGGATGCCTTTTTGCACTCGTTTTGGGCGATTTGCGGGGCTTTTCTGCGGAAGGCATAGGATAACCACACCGAGGGCAGGAAAGAGCCTTATCGCTAACCTGTGATCCGCATTCGGGGCATTGTATGAGTGCCATAAGTGTACCTCCTTTGAATTTTGGGTATAAAAATAACAGCTCATCAAAAATGAACATACGTTTCTGTTGAATGAGCTGCCCAAAGGTGGTACGATATATTCGCATGAACGTACTGTATCACCTCTTGGTTATGCAGTCCAGAATCGTCTCCTGTTGGCGCAGGGGGCGATTTTTTTATTTATCAGCCAGCCGCAGGTAACTGCGAAACGTAAAGTAAAAGATTGAAGGTAAGTGCATCAAGAATTCCTGTTGCTGGAAGTCCGAATGCTTGCTGGAAAGTAGCAATAGATTGAATGGTTGGGGTATCCATTAAGCCGTTAAATTCCCCAATAAAGCAACCAGCTCTTTGCAATCCTAATTGAGTAAAATATGTCAAGGAAGAGTACTCGGCATATTCTTCAACGCTCATTTGCTCTAACTGCATAACCAAGCTGGCGCGTTGAGTCAGTAATGGGTCAATAGCGGCGGGGTTTGTTTGCATTAAAGTGTTAAATTGAACCAGATACATATGTTGAACTGTATCCATTATCTTATAATCTTCTTCTAACGAATTTGCTGCTTCTTCAGCAGTTGTAGGTTGCAGTGTGGGAGCGGGAGTCTGCGGAACTGGTGCAGGTGCAGAAGTCGTCAGGATTGGCGGATTACATCTGGAACAAGCATCGTACCCAGAATTTACTGCATCTTGCAAGGATATAGCAATCTGTGATTTTCGCAGATACTGACATCCGTTGCTGTGGTACTTCTCCCCGGTTCTGGTCACATATACGGTCGTGTTACCAGATGCCGCGAAAGTAGTAAGTGGAAGGGAGAATATCATACCGACTACGAGCAATAGTGTGAGAAGCTGTTTTTTGAGTTTCATACGTTTTCCTCCTTTGTATGGTTGCTTTGGTTTTGGAACTCTTTCATTGTTCCAATTTTTGTCTGAGTAATTTTCAATTCTGTTTCCAAGTCGTGAATCCTTTCATCCTTTTCCTGCACCGTTTTCTTCAGATGATGGATCATATAAAAAATCCAAAATAAAATAAAGAGAATCACGGATAGGAGCATTATTGCCTCTTCTTAGTAGATATAATAAATATGTCCCGTTCTTTCCATTGCAACATAATGTACAGTCTTTGTTGATACAGGAGAACTGGATGCCGGAATTCTTGATGTATTATTAGGGGTTGACTGCTGTATAGAGTTTGCATTGGTACTTTCTGATTTAGCAGTTGAATCGGCATCTAAGGTAGGAGGGTCACAGTCTAAGCAAGGGCGAAGCCCTTCATCAACAGCCTCTTCTAAAGTAATTGTGATGTCGGAGCGTAAGTGATAACAATCTCCTGTTTTTGTCTTGTGGACTATGGTATCTCCTGTAGCTGCATAACCTGTAATTGGAAGCAAAAGCAATACAATGGCAATTGCAATAGGGATAGTTTTCCTTATAATTCTCATATCATAATCCACCATATAACCATCTGTTTTCGCTCTGTTTAAACGCATAGTCCAGGTCGTACTTTGACATGAACGTAACCCGTTCCTCACATTCTTTCCACTGCCGGGATGATGTGCTGGTTCGCCGCCTGCGCTTGCGTGCCGGACGGGGAGTTTGAGTTGAGTTCTGTGCGATTGGAACGACGACGGGGGCAACTATGTTGTGCGCCTGAACTTCTATTTCCTGCACGTTTTCTTTTTCAAAGTCATGGTTTTGGATATGCCGAAGGGCATGTTCGTATTTCTCATGCTGCATCTCACAAGAAAGAGCTGGATCAAGAAATATAGAATATGAACCATCTTCATTTATTGTAACAGCTTCGTTATTTCCCAAATGGTCTATGTAATGTACGAATATTTCATGCTCCGGTATCATCATTGTACCCCCGCTCCTTACGTTTAAGAGCCATTAGCATATCGTGTGTTGTCTTTAAATCTTCAGGGCTTGCATCTCTGGCGGCAGAGAAGAGTAGCCGCAATTCTTTGTTTTCAAATATTTCCTGCGCCATTTGTGCGGTTTCGTTGTCATGGTAGTAGGTTCCTGTATTTGAACTGCCATCAGAACCTGTAAAGAAATTAACAGATACGCCAAAGTATTCAGCCAATTTCTGGACCTTTTCCAAACTAGGTTTGTTTGTATTTAGCTTGCAAAGCGAACCTTTTGCGAATCCCAAATCTTTTTCTACTTTTGTTACAGTAACACCTTTTTCTTTACATAATTTTTTAATTGTTTCATATGTCAACATACATGCCTCACGAAAAGTTGAAAAAATTACGCAAAATGTATTGACATACTGAAAATATCGCGTATAATGAAAATATCGGTTGAAAAAATTACGCAAAATAATCGGTATGCGAAGTACATTTTTAATAATTAGTTTGTGGTTATTCTGATTATAGAATATATTGCGCATCACGTCAATTATTTTGCTGAATATTTTCAACACAAATTAGCGAAGGGAGATGCTTGATTGATTTACGAAAATGTTTCAGAACTTGCGAAACGCAAGAAAATGTCCATTTCACAGGTAGAGCGTGAAGCAGGAATTGCTAAAGGTTCTATTTGTAAATGGAAGTCAGTTAGCCCGTCAGTGGGGAATGTTCAGTCTGTTGCAAAGGTTCTTGGCGTTACGGTGAACCGATTGCTAAGGGAATAGCCGTGGAACAGTATGAACTCCGTATGACGGAGAAGCAGAAGGTGCGATTTTTGGAGGTTGTGCGGGAGCGGATGAAAGAACGTCACATGACCACCAGACAGCTTGCTCAGGAAACAGGGTATGCAGAATCCAGCGTTTACCAGTTTATGGGGAACGTGAAGATTCAAAACAGGTTTCTGGCGGCGAAAATCGCATTTGTTCTCAAAATCAGGAGGGACGAATGGAAATAGCAGAAAAAGAAAGGGTATCGGTTGAAGATGCCGCTGCTTTACTGGGCTGTAACCCTCAGAGCGTCCGTGAACACATGAAGCGAGGATTGTGGGATATCGGCAGCGTGATACCGCCGATTCCCCCAGCGAAGAAATTCTCGTATCACATTTACAGGCACAAGTTGTACAAGCACTTGGGAAAGGAGTAGAAGATGGAACTGACGAAAGTTCAGAAAGTCGAAGCCTATACAACAGATGGGAAGTTGATGCAGGAAGGCAAAACCTATGTCTTCCATGCCGGAGATAGAGACGTGATTGCAGTATTCGAGGGCATCGTAAAGCGTGGGTACCTGGCATTTCGAAATGTGACGAAGCAGAACGCAGACGCACCTTACCATGTAGCGCCGAGTGCAGTCATAGTAATTTATGAGGCGAGTGTGTCATGATTGGCGTGATCGGATTTCTACTTTTTATGGTCGGCGCCGGAGGAATGGATTCTCAGAATCTTATTATCCCGGCAGTAATGGCAATCGGCGGGCTGTTTATGATCTGGTTGGAAAGTAAAAAGACGGTGCGCCGCCGACCAAAGCATTCGCACCGTCAAAGAATTAGAAACTACGAAATGTAGCTCATGTCTATGATAGCACATGGGAGAAAGGGAAGCAATGAAAATAACAAAGATTCGGATTAGAAACCTGTTTGGTATTTCTGAATATGAAGCGGATGGTGCGAACAGGGAACTGACAGGACGCAATGGCGTTGGGAAATCATCTGTAATTGATGCGATTAAATACGCGCTGTCTAATAAATCAGACCGTAAGTATATCGTCAGAAATGGCGAAACGGAGGGAGAGGTCCTGATAGAGACAGATACAGGGCTTAGAATCAACCGTAAAGCGCGGACAAATCAGGTTGATTATAAATCCGTAAAACAGGATGGGCGGGAGGTTGGAAGCCCGGAAGCATTTCTGCGGGAAATTTTCACGGAATTGCAGCTCAACCCAGTAGAGTTTCTGGAAATGTCCGAGAAGCAGCAGAATGCAATCATCTTGGACATGATTGAATATCCGTGGGATGTGATGAAGATTAAGGAATGGTTCGGGGAGATTCCGGCATGGGTCAATTACGACCAGAACATTCTTTCAGTCCTCAATGATATCCAGTCCGAAAAGGGCGAGTATTTCACGCACCGGCAGGATGTGAACCGTGATATTCGAAACAAGCGGGCTTTTATCGAAGAAATTGCTGCGACAATCCCCGAAGGTTACAACCTTCATATGTGGGAAAGTGCCAGCGCTGGGGAACTGTACCAGCAGATTGAGCGTATCCGAAAAAATAACGAGCTGATTCAGACGGCAAAGAACCTGCTGGAAAGCAGAGACAATAAAGTGCGCAAGTACGAAGCCGACCGCGAGATTAAAAAGGCTGCTCTTGCAACGGAGATCGGGAACCGTCGTGCTCAGATTGACAAGGATATTGCGCGGATGCAGGAACAGATTGCAGCTCTTGCGACTGAAAAAAGTGGTCTGGCTGAAAGACTGGCTGATAAGTCAGCACTGTATGACAAAGAATATGAAGCCAGTGTGTCAAAGTATGATGCAGAAATCGAAGCATATAGAGAATATCGCGACCGTGAACCGCAGGATGTGACAGATCTGGTAGTGCAGGCTGCTGAGATTGAAAAAATGAAATCTCACATCAATGAATACCGGCGGATGCTCTCTTTGCAGAGTGATGTGGAGGATCTGAGTGAAGAAGCAGAAGAGCTGACCAGAAAAATCGAAAAAGCCCGCACTCTTCCGGGCGAAATCCTTCAGGAGTGTAAAATCCCAATCGCTGGGCTGACTGTTAAAGATGGTGTTCCGTTAATCAATGGGCTGCCGGTGTCAAACCTGTCGGATGGCGAAAAACTGGATCTGTGTATCGACGTGGCAATCCAGAACCCGAAAGGACTGCGAATTATCCTGATTGATGGAGTGGAGAAGCTTTCTACGGAATGGAAAAACCGACTGTATGACAAGTGCAGGGAAAAGGGATTGCAGTTTATCGCCACAAGGACCACGGATGATGCGGAAATGACCGTGTATGAGTTATAAGGAGGATTTATTTATGGATGAATTGATGGAACAACAGAGAACGGCTCCTGCGCCTTCTGGAAATAACCAGATGATGATTAACCGTCAAGCACAGGAAGTACAGGCAGCGATGGTAATCGCAAAAAAATTTCCGCGTGATGAATTTGAGGCGGCCGAGCGTATCAAAAGGGCGTGTCAGAGAAGAAGCCTTGCAGGACAGGCTGTATACGCTTATCCCCGTGGGGGGGAGCGGGTTTCCGGCCCATCTATTAGACTTGCTGAAACACTTGCTAAGACATGGGGGAATATAGATTATGGAATCATTGAGCTGGAGCAGAAAGATGGCGCCTCGGAAATGATGGCATATGCTTGGGACCTTGAAACCAATACGAGGGTAACAAAGGTATTCACGGTAGAACATAAAAGAGACACAAAAAAAGGTTCATATAAACTTACGGATAGCCGTGATATTTACGAAGCAACTGCGAATTTTGGGGCACGTCGAATGCGAGCATGTATTTTAGGAGTGATTCCGGGAGATGTAGTTGATATGGCAGTGGAAGAGTGTAAGAAAACGATGTCAATCGGAGACGGGAGGCCCATGCAGGAGAGGATTTCTCAAATGCTTTCAGTATTCAAAGCTGAGTTTGGGGTAACAAAAGATAGGGTTGAGGAGTATGTTGGACGTCCGGCAGGTACTTATGGGAATGAAGATATTATTTTGTTACAGGGTGTATATAAGGCAATTAAGGATGGACAGGCAACTGTAGAATCATATTTTCCTAAAACGGAAGTCGTGGACGAACCGCTTGGCGTTCCTGAGTTAAATGAAAAAGATGTATCGGAGGGCGCAAAATGAACTTGACTGCGGAGAATTATTTTTCAAAGGAGGCAGACAGGGAATACCTGTCAGTCTCCCAGTATAAGAAGTTTATGGGAACGCTGGGGCGTGTAGGATGCGAAGCGGAAGCGCTGGCGTGTCTGAATGGGGAATGGGAGATGAAAAAAACAACATCCCTGATGGTTGGCTCTTATGTAGACGCACATTTTGAAGGGACGCTTGACCTGTTCAAAGCACAGAACCCTGATATCTTTACAAAACAAGGTGCTTTAAAAGCAGAGTACCGCCGGGCAGAAGAAGTCATAAACCGTATAGAACGGGATGAATACTTCATGCGCCATATGGCGGGGGAAAAACAGGTCATTATGACAGGGGAGCTGTTTGGAGCTAAGTGGAAGATTAAGATGGACAGCTATTTCCCCGATGTGCTGATCGTTGATTTGAAATGTATGAAAAACCTGAGAGAAGCAAATTTTTTGAAAGATTTTGGATATCTGGACTTTATCCGATATTGGGGGTACGACATCCAGGGCGCAGTATATCAGAAAATCGTGGAGATTAACACCGGGAAGAAGTTGCCGTTTAAGATTGCTGCTGCATCCAAAGAAGAATATCCAGATATTGAAGTGATTCAGGTGGAACAAGCGCTGATGGATGAAGCACTGTCGGAAGTGGAAAAGAACGTTTCGCATATCCTTGCGTTAAAAAATGGGGAATATGAGCCAGTCAGATGCGAGCGGTGTGATTACTGCAAACATACGAAAGTGCTGACGCATTCAATCTGGTCGAGTGAGCTGTTGGTGGACGTATGAAAGATTCAATCATAATCAACATGAGGTATTCGGGATATGACCTGATAGACGGAAAGCCGAATGTAGAGCGTCATCACTGCCTGATGGGCCCGGATCGGGCAAAGGCGGATGAAGATGGGCTGTGGGTTCCGCTGACGAAGGAACATCATACCGCTGGGAAGATCAGCGCACACCAGTGTAAAGAAATGAGGGTGCTACTTGAAATGCTGGCTCAGGTGTCATACGAGCGTGACCGCTGTGCGGAAGGCATGGACAAGGATGCAGCACGGGAAGCGTTCCGGAAAAGATACGGGAGGTCGTTCTTATGAAGGGGTTCACGATTAAAGGCAGATTTTTCGGAGACAAGACTTTCCCCAGCTTAAACAATTACCTTGCAGAAATCGGGAGGAACCCGAAAGCAGGTGGGCGATTGAAGCGGCAATATGTCATGATTGCCACGAACGCGATACGGCGCGATTTGAAGCGTTGGAAAGCATCAGCGCCGGTGATCCTGCATTATACCTTTGCAGAGCCGAAAAAGGGCGCAAAGCGGGACAGAGGTAACATATTCGGGCTGGCTGACAAGTTTATAGAAGATGCGCTGCGGGACTGCGGCGTGATTCCAGATGACGACCCGAAACACGTACTAAACTTTACACACGACTTCATTTACACGGACGGGGAACCATACATCCGCGTTGAAATAGAGGAAATCAGGGTTGCAACACCCGGCGAAAGCTAA